CGCAAGTTACACTTAATAGGCACCCCCGAGTTTATAGCTGCTATGACTGAGGAAGACGAATGAAAACCGCATTAGATATATTGCGCGACGAGTTACAAGAGATGGTTGATACGAGAAGTGAGATCATCGCATACGGGGAAGTCGCAGACTTTCCTGCGTATAAGTATTTGGCTGGAGTGATTACGGGTCTAACTCTGGCTAGGGAACGTGCACTAGACCTGCAAAAACTTGAAGAGGATATGTAATGTCTGTAGCTAACATTGATGTAGAAAAGACGAAGGCAACAAGCGACAAATTGGCCGCCCAACTGCCAGACCCTGTGGGGTATAAAATCCTCGTAGTCAAGCCTGAAATTGAGGAAAAGTCTGAGGGTGGGATTATAAAACCACATGAGTTTCTTAAAAAGGAAGAAGCCGGTGCAGTTGTAGGGTTCGTTCTGAAAGTTGGGCCTATGGCTTATCTGGATGAGGAGAAATTCCCTACTGGCCCGTGGTGTAAAGAAGGCGACTTCGTGCTGATCGGCGCGTATCGTGGCTCTAGGTTTTCTGTGAATGGAAAGGAGTTCATCATGGTAAACGACGATATGATTGAAGGCACAGTATCTGATCCTCGCGGCATCAACCGCGCTTACTAAAAGGTGATTTATGGCAGACGCATACGAAGACGACGAACTTGAAATTGCCGTTGGCGACAGTGAAGAACTAGAGATTGAAATTGTAGATGACACTCCCGAAGAAGACCAAGGCCGCACTAAGCTTGCTGAAGGCGCGGAGCAGGAAGAGGAGATGGACAACTATTCTGAGAAGGTGCAGAAACGCATCAATCAGATCAACCATAAGTATCATGATGAGCGGCGCGAAAAAGAAAGGCTGGCTAGAGAGCACGCAGAAGCTATTCGCATCGCGCAGTCATTCCAGAGCCGCGTTCAAGAGCTAGAGCAGACGCTATCTTGGGGGCATCAGGAGTATACGAAGGAAGCTGAGGGTAGGCTAAACTATCAGCAGCAACTAGCACAGGACAAGTATCGTAAGGCTTTCGAGACTGGAGATACTGACGGCGTACTAGAAGCGCAGAATGAACTCTATGAGCTAGCCTTCCAAAAGCAGCGGCTGTCTACCATGACTCCGCCTATACCAGAACCGCAGCAAGATTATTCTTTACAACAGGAAGATAATGCTGTATACAGTAATCCACAACCAGTACCGCAAGCACCTGCTAGGGACTATAAAGCCGAGGATTGGGCGAGTAGGAACCCTTGGTTTGGTAAAGATGAAGAGATGACTGCCTTCGCTTACGGACTGCACGAGAAATTAGTCAAATCCGGTGTAGACCCTACTTCTGATGAGTATTATCAAAAAGTAGACTCCCGCCTCCGGGAAATTTTCCCAAAAAACTTCGAGCGGCCTAAGAAGTCGTCGCCTGTGGCATCGGTAGGTAGAACCTCCGCACCAAAAAAAGTCACATTGTCGGCATCAGAGGTAGCAATCGCTAAGCGCTTAGGGTTAACCCCAGAGCTATACGCGCAATACAAGCTTAAAGGAGCAACCATAAATGGCTAACACCACTGGTAGAACAAACCGTTCAGTAGAAACCCGCGAGAAAGAAGCCCGCGCCGTATCTTGGAAGCCCGCGCACGACCTGCCCGTGCCGGAAGCGCAAGATGGGTACGTCTTCCACTGGAAGCGTGTTTCTATTATGGGTCAGCCTGATCCGGCTAATATGGCCCGCGCTAGGCGCGAGGGCTGGGTTCCTTGCCAGATGGAAGATCATCCAGAAATGGCCTCCGACTTCCTAGCCTTTGGCTTGCAAGGTACAGGGCTTATTGAAATTGGTGGACTCGTCCTCTGCAAAACCACTACGGAAAATTCTGAAGGACGCAAAGGTTACTACGGCAATTTAGCTCAAGCGGCGATGGAGTCTGTTGATAACAACTTCCTCCGCGAAAATGATCCACGGATGCCTCTCTTCTCTGAGAAATCATCTAAAGTCTCTTTTGGTCGCGGTTCCTGATAAATCTGGGGCCGTATTAAAATTTAGGAGTTCTATATGGCATATCCTGCAAATATGGCCCCCCAAGGTTTCCTTCCTGTAAACCTTATTGGTGGTCGTGTATACAACGCCGGTATCCGGCAGATTCCGATTGCTTCTGGGTACGCTCAGAACATCGGTTATGGCGATTTGGTTGCCTACACCACTGACGGCACGATTGTTCGTGTTGATACTTCTTCTGGCGCTAAAGCTACCTTCGCTGCAAAGCCGATTGGTATCTTCCTCGGCTGCCAGTATTCCCAGTCTACGGGTCTGAAGTACACTTTGGATTCTCAGTATTGGCCCTCTGGTACGGCTTCTACGGATGCTATGGCATTTGTTTGTGAAGACCCCGATGCGATCTTTAAGATCACCATCACCGATGCTTCTGGCGTCCTGTACACCACTGGTGGCGCGACTCAGGCTAATGTTGGTGAAAACATCGGTTACTACCAGCCTGCTACTCTGGTCAATACCACCACTGGCAACAGTACGGTTTCTGCTAACTTTGCTTCAGCAGCCACCACCAACACTCTGCCACTGCGTATTGTTGATTTGGTAAGGGATACCGCTCTGTCTGATAGTTCATGCCAGCAAATTCTTGTTACTTACAATGCTGGGTTCCATTTCTATCGTCAGACCACTGGCATCTAAGGAGTAATAATCAATGGCTGCTATTTCACGCGCGCAACTACTTAAAGAACTGCTCCCCGGTCTGAACGCCCTGTTCGGCCTTGAGTATGATCGTTATGGCGAAGAATATAAGGAACTCTTTGAGACCGAAAGTTCTGAGCGTTCCTTTGAAGAAGAACAGAAGCTGTCCGGTTTCGGCGCAGCTCCTGTAAAGAACGAAGGCTCCGCTATCGCATACGACAATGCTCAGGAAGCATGGTCTACCCGATACACCCACGAGACTATCGCTCTGGGCTTCTCCCTCACCGAAGAAGCTATTGAGGATAACCTGTACGACTCACTGTCTGCTCGTTACACCAAAGCGCTTGCTCGTGCGATGGCCTACACCAAGGAAATCAAAGGCGCATCCATTCTGAACAACGGCTTTAACGCGAACTACAAAGGTGGTGACGGTAAAGAACTGTTCAGTAACGCGCACCCGCTGACCTACGGTGCAACCATCTCCAACATCCCTTCTACCGCTGCTGACCTCAACGAAACCTCGCTTGAGAATGCAGTCATCCAGATTTCCCTCTGGACTGACGAACGCGGTCTGCTCATCGCAGCAAAGCCCAAGAAACTGATCCTACCTCCTGCATTGCAGTTCGTAGCTACTCGTTTGCTTGAAACTGAACTGCGTGTCGGCACCACCGATAACGATGTCAACGCTCTGAAGAACAACGGTGCAATTCCGGGTGGCTTCACGATCAACCACTTCCTGACCGATCCGAATGCTTGGTTCCTGACGACCGACGTTCCTAACGGCCTGAAGCACTTCGTTCGCGCTCCGCTGAAAACTTCAATGGACGCAGACTTCGATACCGGCAATGCTCGCTACAAGGCTCGTGAGCGTTATAGCTTCGGTTGGAGTGACTACCTCGGCGTATTCGGTTCTACCGGATCAAGCTGATAACAGCTTGAAAAGCAAAGGGTTGGGAGTTTCCCAGCCGAGCGAAGGGGCCATTCGGCCCCTTTTCTTTTTTCTGTTGACACTCCCCAATAATCTTAGTATAAGAGTGTTAAATTTGGCCTATTTTATAGATTTTACATGAGGGCAACATGGCAAAAACATTAGCCAGCCGAGGTGGAAAACGGTGCTTTGCTGAAGGGGAAAGCGTAAAAGCCACGGGAAGAACTAAGAAAACTTCTGGTAGGGGGCTTGGGCCTAGAGGCCGCGCTGTGTCTTTCAAACCCCTAGACGATGCTAAGAAAACTCCCGGCAAAGCCCTTGTGCCTAGGGGCAGGTACGATGTAACAACCACTGGCGATGCGAAGAAATCTCCCGGCAAAGCACTTGTACGCAGGGCTAGCTCCGATGTAACAACCACTGGCGATGCGAAGAAATCTCCCGGCAAAGCGCTTGTACCTAGGGGCAGGTACGGTGTAAGAACCACTGGCGATGCGGCGAAAGCTACAGGCAAAGACCTTGCACGCAGAGGTAGCTCTGATGTAGC